CTGGAGTCAATGAAGCATTAGTCAAACCAAGGTAAGGACCAGTAACACTGTAAGAGCTACCTTTTAATAAGGTATCGAGCATTAACTGTTTGCCTACGGCTACGACTAGGTTAGGGAACTCTTCATTCCACTTTAAATTACCTTGAGCATCACGGCACTCAACGTGCCAATAACCTTCAATACCCATAGTTTCGTTTGTGCCAGCACTGGCTTGTAATGTTGCTACAGCGCTATCGCCACAGCTTCCAAATTCTTTATGCATAATTAATCTCCAGAACTAGATACGGCAGCACTTGTATAGCTACCAATAGATAAAATAGCAGACGAAGCGTTTGCTACCGGGAACTGCACGGTAAAACTATTACTACAAGTCTTATCAGACCCAAAATTTAAAATAAAACAGGCTGCTTTTGTTGTGTAATTATAGACTAAAGCACCCCTACAAGTAAATGACGCTGGACTCCAAACGGCATTAGCAAAAGATATAAAAGCAATATTATTAATAGTATCGATTGTTGGAGTAACTGTAATAGTTAAAGGTTTACCACCAGCCGTGTATCCAGTACCAACAACCTCATTAACCGTTGTATAGGCTAAAGTTGTATTATTTAAATTAGCACTACCAGTATATAAGGCAATGTAATAAGTACCAGTAGTAAAATTTTCATTGCCATTAAGTAGATTCTGCGTAAATATTGAACAAGAAGTTTGAACTATGCTCATGGGTTAACCTTAATACGAGCTTGACCATCTCTATAACTGTCACCACGTTCAAGACCAGTTCCAAGACGATTAAGTTGTGCAATAGCTTCTTCGTACATTTTTTCATAGTAAGCAACCATATCTTGCTCACCTTTCATGAAAATCATAGCTTCACGCATAGCGCCATAAAACAATACTGGGTCATAGTTATCACCTAACCAACTAGTACCAGTTGCGTTTGAAACAGCATTTACTAAAATTGAAAAACCGCTACCAGTAGACCCCAAAGAAGAACAAGACAATACATCACCAACAGCATAAAAATTACCGCCAAACTTAAGGTTGCAAGAGACCACTGCACCTGAGGCAATAAGGATATCAGCAGTTGCATTAGCACCTGAACCTCCTGTTAAAGATACGTTTTGGTATATACCATTGGTATATAAAGAACCACCTGTAATGTTTCCAAGAAGGGATATTTGACCTTGAACAATGGTTGGTGGGTAATAAAAATAATGTAATTCAGCGCTGTAGTTTGTATCTGGTGTTGGACCTAAAATAAAAGATAGCTCATTATTATTGTTGTATTGCGTACCAAAAAGTGCGTAATACTGAGGCATACCAGTACTTGTTGGATTTGGATAAGACTGTCTAATAAAGTTAACGTCTTTGTTTAATAGATAACTGTAATTACCTGATGAATCAATTACAGCCAACGAATATGTTGATAAATAATCTATAGGACAAGACAAATAACTATTTCCAAATGTCATAGTTCCAATAACATTTTTGCGCAACGATGGTAATTGAACTGAGTTATATATACGCTCTTCAGCCTCCATTACAAAGACTGGAATATTTGCCACGAACAACTGTTCGGTGTTCTCAGCGTAAGACTGGATGTTGTTATATAACTGTTCGTAATTCATTATGCCATTGGACCTCTAGCCATACGTCCTTTAGTTGCAGCACCAGAACCACGTACTTCAATCCCATCAGTTTTAGGACCACGAGCACGATCGCCAATGCTTACACGCATAGGAACAGTAGCAGGTGTAACTTCATCCGCACGGAATGTATTTGGGTCTTTAGCACCATGTCCTGTTGACTTACGAGCCTCAGCTACACTAGTACCATTAGCAGCATAAGCTTCTGCAGGTTTATCGTTACGAGCATGACCAGTATGAATACCTGGGCTATTCTTGGTAGTTGGTTTGGGGGTAGCTGCCATATTAACGACCTCTTCCAGAATGTTTTTGCAAATTAGCACGTGCCATATTACGACCTACTGCTTTCATTGCTTTAGATAATGCAACACTTTTATTGCTACTGCCACCTTCAATACCAACTGAAGGACCTGAATCACCTAAATTTTTGCCTTTAGTTTTACCTTGTTTGGTAATCCCATCAGCTCCACTTTTATATCCCATTTTAATACTCCTTAAGAAGTTACTATTGTTACTGTACCTATTGTTATGACTGGAATCAAGCTATTTGGTGTTAAAGCTCTATCAAAATAACTTGCTCCACCTACAGGGTTCCAAGCCCACTGTGTTTGCCTACTACCGTCACTAGGATAACCAGCGTTATTTGTGTTATTACTTGCATTTGGGTCTGTATATAATCCAGTAGCCCCAGACGAATAATAACTTACATCAGGACGTGGGTCTCGTACTGCTTGAGGGTCATTTACAGGATACATACCAAGTTGTAACTGTGGCTGATCTGGGTCCCAACAAGTCTTACAAACCTTTACTTTATACGGTTTGGTTTTTAAAGTCTGAATACGTAACTCTGTAAGCTTATACCGCTGACCACACCGGTCACATTCAGCAATCGCATATTTACCAGAGGCAAATTTATTTGGCATAACTATCTACTATAGAACATATTACGAGGTACAAACCTAAGTGCAGCTTTTTCTCTATCCTCATCTGCAGCTAATTGAAATGCTTCGTCGTACATCATCTTTAACCCGGCAACTCTGTTTTGGTCTACTTCTGGTAATTTAATACTCAAATGGTAAGCTAGTCCTGCTGCCATAGCAGGAATAAACCGAAACGGAATATCTTGGGTTGTTACACCAGTACCAGCATCTTGAATACGGCGCATGCGCCAGTAAACAAAGTTAAATTGTGTTCCGGGTTGTCCAGTAGGCCAAATGTTAATATTTGGTAGGTAATTTATATATAAAGGGTCAGTAGCAAAATGTTGCGCTGCAGTAGTATTATTCATACCCCTATAGCAATTTAATAACTGGGTATAGTTACCACTAGAATCGGCACCAATATTTTGATATAAGATAGTTTCAGTAACACCAGCAGTTGTAATATTTATATAACCTTGAGTGCGTAGATTAGCTGTACTAGCTACAGTCAAAGTAGTAGCAGTAGGACTTGCATTGGCTGTTAAAGTGGTAAATGGGATTGAATCAACATTACCTGACTGTCTATCTATCCAAACTTGAATAGGGCGACCATAAGCATTTTTAACAGGTATTGTGAGGTATGTATCACCAGAGATACGAGTAATATTAATATCAACCTGATTCTGACCTGTTCCTTGACGAATAACGTGGTCATATAGGTCAATGGTATCTACTGGGATTGGATAGCTAATTTGCCCACCATTAATATTAATAGGAATTTGTCCTTGCTCAATAGTCCAAAGATTAATACCTTTATTGGCCCATTCAATCGTTAATAAGTTAACAGAACGACGTGACGTACGAAAGTCATAACCAGTACGTAATTGTTTACCACAACGCTCAAATGCCTCTTCAATGAGGTCATTCATATCTAGGTTAAACGTTGTAGTACCTGAAGTGCTCATTATTTAACCTTTTTAACAGTCTTCTTAGCGACAGTTTTCTTAGCGGTGGGTTTCTTATCTACTCTAGTAGTAGCTTTTTTTACTGTAGGACGTTTTTTGATAGCAACAGGTTCTTCCAAAACAATAAACTTCGGAACACTAAATAACCGCCAAAACCAAGTAAGCTTCATGGTTTACTCTTGTGGAGCATCAGGCTCAACTACTACAGGGTCTTCTTCAACTACTGGCTCTGGAATAGGCTCTGGAATAGGCTCTGGAATAGGCTCTGGAGTAGGTTCTGGAGTAGGTTCTGGAGTAGGTTCTGGAGCAACTTGTACAGGCTCGGGGGCAGGCACTAGAGAAGCAACAAAAGTTTTAACTACTGGATCAGATGAAAATCCTGATACTACTTTATCGCTACCTAAATAAACAGCAAATTCGTTCAATAGCTTATGTTCTTCGCTTTCTACTGCATGTCCAGCGCTTTTTATATACCCTAGAATATGGTCAAATAAACTCATTTTTTCTTCCTTGTTTTAGCAGACTTAATAAAGTCCTCTTTAGTAGGCGCACCTTTAGATCCAACAGAACGCATCTTTTCACCAGAGCCAGCTGCAATACGTGCTTGCTTTTTATGAATATTTGCATAAAGTCCAACCTTACCACCTTTTTTTATTAAAGTGACATTATTTGGATCGTCCTTGCGAACAATCGTTTTACCTTTAGGCATTTTAGATGGGTTAATATTACCCATTCCACGAGAAGCTCGCATTAACAGGCTTTTCCACCTTTATGCATTGCAGCTACATGATCCATATGGTGTGTATGACCCGCAGCATGCTTTTTAAATTCATGTTTATGGTGTTTATGTCCACCAGCTTCATGCTGAGCGATAAACTCATCGTGACGCATCATATCTGGACCGTCCATTGGTTCTGGGGCTTCTTTAACTAATTTGTTCATTTTAATTTCCTTTATGCTCTTGTTTTACCACGAATACAACAGCCATCGGCACGGCTTGATGCTGATCTAATTTTACCGCCTTTAGCTTTCTTTTCCATAGGCAATTGTGTTGCATCATACCTATCTTTCATAGCACGGATAGTCTTAGCTACCGGCATATCTTTAACAGTATCAACTACAAAATCTTTAGCCTTACTAACGGCATTTGATATAGCTTCCCCGGCACGACGTGGTAAATCTAAATCTTCTTCATTCTGTTTACGGTCAATTTCCGCAACAATTTCGTCTGGTGATCTACTTGGCATCATGCCCTCGTCTTTCCTCTAACACAGCATCCATCAGCACGGGCAGAAGCTGATTTAACAGCCCCACCCTTCTTATATACAGGGTTCTTAGCACTTATCTCATTTCTAAGTAACCCATCACCACCTGATCCACCACCCCCTGCACGAGTATTACCAGTATAGGATTTAGTAGGTAAATTTTCAATAACTCTTTCAGCCCTAGTCTTTTCAGCAATATCTGCTACTTCAGCTTTCGCTTTATCGTTCCGTATCTTTCGTAACACTTTACTAGCTGCTACTTCAGTCTCATACGGATCAGCAGTATATTCGTCCTGATCAGGCATTTACTTCATCTTCTTCTTAGCCATACCACCTTTTTTCATGGTATTAACTAAAGGACCATTACCAACAGAGTTACCAGCCATTTTAACTTGTGTACCACGAGTTTTACCTTTTTCGGCAATACCATCTTTACTAGGAGCACCAGTCTTTACTGAACCCATACCACCCATTGCCATTTTCTTAGTTTTCATATTTCCACCTTGTTTAAATTTTTTGCCTTTATCGGCGTTTGCAAAGTCCTGACCTACAGATTGTTTAATACCTACTTTTTTAGCAAAAGCAGGATTATGGGCAACTGCTTCCATTAAGTTATGTTGCTTTTTAGATGTACTAGGCATTATTTTATATAGTCCTTAAGACCACTCCACATTAAAATACCGGCACCACAAATAGCCATCCAAACTAAACCAGCCAGAGACTTCTGAATAATTGCTTTACGTAAATCCGCTCTTTCAACTTCTGATTGTATTGCTAATCTAACCCAGCGTATTTCATCATCAGATAAAGGGTGGTGTTCAACTGCTTCAGCAACTGCTTGTTTTAAAAGCTGTATTAGCTCTAGTCTTGTTTGGTCGTCTAACATTATTTACATGCCCATCGTTTTAAACTAGCTGCCTTACGAGTAGGGCGACCTTTTTCATCTTTCATTGGTCCTGGCATACCAGACATACGGGCACAGAAAGACTTTTTACGAGGACCACCTTCAGGTTGCGGAGCCTTTAGATTAGAGCCTGTAGCTGCATTATATTTAGCACGACCTTTGGCAGTAAGCCCAGCCCCTTTAGAAACTGGGAGTTTCTCGCCTCTTCCAACTGCAAGAGAGGGGCCTTTTTTCTTAGTTGCCATTTTAGCTACCGTTAGAAATTAACTTACCAGCAATAATCACTCCAGCTGCAATGGTTGTTGCTGTGCTAGTAACCAATTGCCATTGAATATCTGTTTTTTCTGTGTAAATAAATGGATCAAATGCTCTGTTGACTGTGTAAATAGAAACAAATGGTTGTTGGAGAACTGTTAAAGTTACTCCAGTGTTATTGTTTTTTGCTTGGATTTTGTAAGTAACAATGTTTGAAGATGTATAACTATTTGATGTATTAACTTCAGCCAAATCTAAATAAAATGTATATCCTGCTGGAACAGTGTAAATAGTACTTTGTGATTTACCAATTCCTGTATTAATTTGTGCAAGTGTGTTGCTAGACTGTTTAGCTGTAATAGCTCCAGCATTAGACGTTTGACCTGATGCAACACCAACCATTAGTAAACTATTAACACGGAAATAACTGTTATTTGTCGTAACACCAGTAGTTCCGTTTAAAACAACAATTTCAGAAATTTGATTAAAGTTTGAGTCTAAACCACTAACTAAAACGGCTGCAGGGGCTACATCTGACGTAGAACCACTTACAACAGTTAATGTGCTAGCTGATGTTGGATAAGTATAAGTACTTGCATTTTCCCAAACAGGGATTGCAGTATTTCCAACTGCAGATTGATATCCAAAAATGCTTACAGCCTGATGTCCAGTAATTTGGCCACGAGAAACCTGCAAATCAAATGGCTCGTATTTTGCTTGACGAGTTATAGACTGCACCGAATTATTGGTACTTGGTATTCCATTTGGGCTTTGTGCCATATTAATCTCCTAAGTTTTAAAAGAGGGGGGATTTTATACCCCCCAAGAGGATTAATTAGTCAAAGTTACCGTATGGGTAAGTTGTACCGTTACCAATATTCAAATCAGGTTGTGTATATTGAACTGTAACCGCTAATTTACCTGCGTTAACAGAAGTTAAAGAAGCAACAGTTAATTTCAATGTAACAACAACTTGAGTAATCCAAGCTGGCTCTTGTCCAGGCTGGATATTTTGTACGTCTTGCAATGTAGACAAAGCATTTGCATACTGAGCTGCAGTAAATGAGCAAGTTGTACGACCAATGCTTGAACCAGTAATCTGAGCAGATGTTGCATAAACGCCAGCAGAAGTTGCAAAAGCATTTGAGATGTACGGTTGGATTGCAGTTACAGCGTTTGTGCCATCAGTAGGTTGAATGATGTTATCAATCAAAATATTCTGAATTGTGCACTTTTCTGGAAGAAGAAACACTGCGCCACGGTAGTTAGTACCAGTTGCATCCGCTGTAGGAGCTGTAGCCAAAGTTGGGCCAGTATTACTATAAACACCAGCTTGTGGAGTCCAAATTGTTGCTACGTCGTTGGGGATACCATTAGCATCAGCAAATGTGCCTGAAGCACCACCAAAGTTAGCTGTTTGTGGGGTAGTAACAGAAAAATCTAATACTACTTGTTGTGATAAAAGTGTGTAACCTACGTTACGTTGTGCGCCAAAACGCTGAGTACCAGACAGAATTGGGCCTGAAAAAGTAGAACGTGCCATGATAATTTCCTTATGCAAAAGTCCCTATATCCATCATTGCATTGTCTGCTGGGGCAGTCTGATATAGGTAATCACCCAGATATATTAATAATACAACAAATAAAAATTAATGCAATAAAAAGGGGGCTTTTTAGGCCCCCTCTTAGTACTACTTAGTATGAACCATAAACACCTAATGGATCAGAAACGCCGAAGCTGTAACGCTCACGGGATTTGTAACGTACGTTACCGGTATCAAAGTCACCGTCCATGCTGTTTTGCAATGGAATACGAACAAAATGTTTCAAACCATTTGGTACATCAGTGGTCAAGAACCATGCGTTAGTTGCGGTCAAGAAGTGGTTAATTGCGTAACCTTCTGGAACGGAACCATTGTTCTTAATAG